TAACATGTAACCCCCTGAATCATCAGAATGAGCATTCATTCTCATGAATATGTCAAGGTCATATTTTTGTAGTATGATTTCACTTATTTTGGATATGTTATAAGTTTGACCTTCGGCATGAAAAAGTGATGATAGGTAGTTGAAAATGCCCATTACAAAGCTATAATTCATGTTAAATTTGGATGTCTCCAGACCTTCTTCATCAATTAAGTAGTCTGAATATTCTTTATATCTTTCATTATTTTTGAATGTTTTTGATGCCTTTTTAGATATAATAACTTCTTTTTCAACATACTTATTGACAACAAATGCAAACAATTCTATAAATTCAGCTGGCAAAATAGAACCCATTCCTAATACAAAATAAAGATATTTGTTGAAATTTGTTTCAGGGCCCCATTTTCTGCAATCTAATGTTAAATTAAATTTGTGGTAATTTTCAGAAGCACCCTTCATAAATTTGTTGTCATAAAATTGGGAGTGTATAGTCCATAATCTCTTATTAGAAGGAATACTTATTATTTCATTTTCAGTTTTCATGCAGAGGTCTTTAAAAAATTGTTCTAAAGGATTCAAAAATACCTTGGTGGTTAATGTCATAACATAAATTTCTCTGCCCCCTTTCCATTGTGTTTTGTCAACCACATGGAAATAGAATTTGGTGAAATTTGTTGAATTTATTTTCTCCACAAAACTTATGTCAAATGATTTGAGGATTTTACTTTTTTTGAAAACGTCAATAAATGAATCTTTGAGGTCATCTAAGGCTTCCTTGACGTTTTTTTCTTTCAATAAATTTATCATTTCCTTTGCTACAACTTCATGACTTTTTCTCCCAAAGAAACTATCACTTCCTTTAGACGTTAGGTTATCAGACCTTAGTCCTGATTCATTTTCTATAGTATACCACCCCTTATTGAATGTTTTGTAAAAGTCATTAGAAACATTTGCTGATTTACCTTCGCTCATAAGTCTGTCTGAGAAGTTTTTCCCTACTTCAAAACAATATTCAGGGGAAAAATAAAAATCATTTTTAAATATATTGTCACCATCATTCATGATTGTCTTCTCAAGATATTCATCAATTTTGAGATTTTTACCTCCTGAAATGGTCTTGGAATAATAGTCATGTATCTTCATCATCCCTGCAAGGTTTTTTGACTGTTCAATATGTTGTTTATAAGGTGCCTTTGTCATCATGTAAGTAGAATAAATTAAGAAAGTGAGATCAGTTGTGCCTTGGATGGCTTTACTTGTAAAAGGATTTTTCACTTCAGATTTTTCATCCTTGTCTTTATATTTTTTTCTCATGGCCATTGCAAAATTTTT